AAAGTTAGAAGATAATGTAATAACGGTTGAACTTACTAAGTCCGGTAAGCCCCGAAAACGTAAACCTAAAACATCACACACATACTTTACAGAAGATACTCAAAATGCTATTGTAGAATATGTAGCATCTCAAGACCAGAATTTTAGAGATAGAGTATATCGCGAACGTATTGAATATGGGTTTTTTAAACTAACTCAAAATATTATTCATACATTTAAATTTTATTACACTGATGGTGAGTCTGTTGAAGATGTACAGCAAGAAGTCATTGCTTTTTTACTTGAAAAACTTAAATTATATAAACCTGCTAAAGGTAAGGCATATTCTTATTTTGGAACAATAGCTAAACGTTATTTGATCCTTAAAAACAAGAAAAACTACCAAAAACTCCAAGATAAAGGAGATTTAATGGAGGTTGAAGAAGATAAGACAATACGAGAAGAAATTATAAATGATCATTATGGTCAAGACTATAGTGTAAGTGAATTTATGTCATTATATACTAAATATGTTGATAAAAATCTTCATAAATTGTTTCCTAAAGAAATAGATGCTAAGACAGCAGACGCAGTAGTTGAATTATTTCGTAAATGTGAATCATTAGATATATTTAATAAAAAGGCGTTATATATCTACATTAGAGAGATGATAGATGTAGATACTCCTCAAATTACTAAAATAATTAAAAAATTAAAGGTTATATACATTGATTTATATAATAAATATTATGAAGATAGTTATATTAATATGTAATTTTTGTTAATTTTTATATTTATAATAAAATAAATTTATATGGATTTTGATAAAACTATATGGGGTAATAAAAAGTTCTCCGATTTGTTAAAAGATATTTATGCCAATTCTAAAGAAAAGGAAAAACAAATCAAAGAATTAATAGGTACCCTAAAACCATTCATTACAGACAACCATTCAGCTCTTACTATAGTTCCATTAATTGCAAATTACCTTAACATTAGTGTTAAGAACGATGAGCAACTAATTAAACTAGCTAGTATAGTTCAACGTGCTGCTTCATTAGGTGAAGGAGATAATATGAGTGGGTTTATACTAAGTGAAGCAGAGAAAGAACAATTATTTTCTGCTGTTAATGAAATAGGTAATGGCGTAGAAGGACCAACTAAAGAATAACATATGACTAGAGTTAGAGCCGGTTTATCTAATATTACGGCCAATATAGGCTTTAATAATTATACTACTCCTCAAGGATATAAAGTAGGAAAAGTATATGCTGTTATATTAAATGAACAGAGCGTTCCTCAACAAGTCTGGATCGATAATGGAGGATGGGCTGGTGTTGGTACTGTTTTATACGCCGAATATAGAGAAGATACAGAGTTACCTTTAGAGTCTCTAAATGATCAACAATTATCAGAATTAGATACAGCTTTACCTTTATACCCTAATCAAAAATATTTTCCTTTACCTGGAGAAATTGTTATGTTAATGGATTTACCATCAGCACCTTCTCCTATTACTAACAAAACAGATGAAACCTATTATGTTAGTGTAATTAATGCATGGAATAGTACTCAATTTAATGGTTTATTTTTAAATGATGATAAAGAAGTACTATATAACTCATTTAATGAAAACTCAGATTTTAGAGGATTACAAACATTTGAAGGTGATTATTTATTAGAAGGTAGATTTGGAAATTCTCTTCGTTTTGGTAGTACAAATAAAGCCGGTGGTTTAGATTTAACACCATGGTCTACTAATCCTAATGAATTAACCAATAACCCCATCACATTAATAACAACTCAACATAATTTTAAATTACCAGGTTCAGATTTATATGTTGAAGATATTAATAAAGATGGATCATCTGTCTATTTAACATCAAATCAATCTATACCTCTAGATACAGGTAATATAGCGTTTAGTAATATTACCAGTCCTATTAACGTTAGAGATTTTACAGATCCCCAGGTTATAATAAATGCTGATAGAACTATTATATCTTCTAAATCAGATGAAGTTTTAATATTAGGTAAAACCGGAATTGAAGCTTACTCACAAGGACCAATTTATTTACAAAGTGATAAAGTTGGTTTAGCATTACAGGACAATCAAATATTTTTAGGTCCTAATAATAATGCGCTTACTCCTGAACCTTTAGTGTTGGGATGTAGTTTAAATGTGTGGTTATCTGATTTAATATTAACGTTAAGTGATTTTTCATCTAATATAGCGAATACAATATCGCAACCTGAAGGTACTCCTTTGTATACTGTTAATGATGCTGCTATTGCACTTCAAGATAAATTGGAGATATTAAACAAAACATTACTTAATGAAAGTTTACTTTCAAAAACTACTAATACAATATAATGGCTAGTCCTAGTAACCAAGATAGAATAAAAGCAGCTAAAAAAGCACTTGATGAGTCTAAATCACTATATCAAAAGGCTGAGACTCAATATAGTAAAGCAGAAGCCTTATATAATAAAGCTAAAGTGCAAGCTAATGCTATTAAAGCTTTATCTCCTACTCTTCCTGACATAAGTTCACCAGCAGCCATTGCGGCTTTAGGAACTGCTGCTATAGCTACGTTAGCTGCTAACATAACGCCAGAACAACGAGCTAAAACTATAAATGATAGAAAAGAAGCTATCAGAAAAATAGAAAGAAAAGCAGAGCAAGAATTAGAAAAAGCTAAGAAAGCTGTTGAAGGTGCTAAAAAACAAATTGATAAGATTAAAGAACAGTTAGGTATACTAACAGCAGAACGTCCTTTAAAAGAAAAAAAAGATGTTAACCGAATAAAAGAAAAATTAAAGGTTAAAAAAGATAGTGTAAAAATAAAATTAAACAAAGCTAAAATTAAAAAAGCATTACTACAGATAATAAAATCACAAGGTCCTACTGCTATTATACTTGTTTTTGGTTTTATATTAAGTAACCAAGTTAATAAATTATCTCAAACTATTTCCAAATTAAATGAATTAGTAGATAAAACTAATAACATTATTAGAAATGCAACTACTAAAGCAGACTTAGAAAAAGCAAAAATAGCTAGAGATGCAGCATTAGTGTCTTTAAAATCAGCAGAAGACCAGGTTAATAGATTTAATAGAACACTTAAATCCATAAGTACTACTTTAACAATATTATCATTAACTGTATCTGTATTAACTGCTATTCCATATACACCGTATCAGATATCACCTATTGGTATTAAAACAACAAGAACAATAGCAAAATATGCACCCGTAATAATATCTCTTAACATACTATTACAGATTGCAATAGGAACTTTAAATAGATTTAAATCAACTATTCAATATGAACGTTCTAGATTACTTCCATTAGGTAAAATACTAGATGATCCGAATGTTACACCACAAGAAGCAAGAGATTTATTAGAAACTTCTGGTGCTGGGTTAGATGGAGGATTAGGTCCTGTACTTGGAGTTGAATATAATGGATTTACTTTCTCTATATTAGAAGAAAATGATCCTAGATTTGTAGTAGCTGGTAATAAACGAAGATATGCTGTTGCTTTAGACCGAAGTGGATTTATAGCATTACAATCAGAACCGTCATTTACATTAGATCCTGAGGTTCTAATTGATGAATTAAAATTAGAAATTGACAAACGAAGACTTGAAGCTTAATATTTATTGATATGAAAACAAATGAATTAAAAACCCTTATTAAAGAAGCCGTAAGAGAGGTTTTAAAAGAAGAATTAGCAGAGTTAGGTAAACAAAAAATTAATGAATCTATTTCGCATGGTTTACCTTATAACCCACCACCTTCAACTAATACTAATGAAGCATGGCCTACTATGAATTTTAATACTAGTAATACAAACCCTGCTTTACGAAATAGTTTAATGGAAAAAATGGGCATAGCAGATACTATAAAACCAGAAATCCCTAAAACATTTGCTGAAAAACAGAATGTTTACTCAGATTTACTATCTCAAGTAGCATCAGAAATGAGGAATAATCCAGCTGATTTGAATAATTTTAGAAATGTGCAATAATGGCTTACGTTAGAAGTACTAGAGTTGACCCAAGAGATTTTCAAGTCAACACCGCTATTGGTGTTGGTTTGCCATTTAATGCTCCAGGGGTTTTTAATAGTATATATTCTACAAGAGAGCAAATAAAATTTAATATAGTTAATTTAGTATTAACCTCTAAAGGAGAAAGAATAGAAAATCCAAATTTTGGTACTACTTTAAGAAGTCAACTATTTGGACAAATGACAGAAGACATTTTAAATAATGTTAGAGAAGACATAATTAATAGTGTTGGTGTGTATGTACCCGAAGTATCAATTCAAAATATTGAATTATTAATAGAACCTAATGAGTCATTTAATACATTACTTGTAAAAATAGCATACGTAATACTAATTTCAGGAGAAACCGATAATATAACAGTTAACTTTGTATAATGACCGAACAAAAAAATATATCTTATTTAAATAAGAATTTCCTTCAATATAAAGCATCTCTTATAGAGTTTGCTAGAAATTATTTTCCTAACACATATACTGACTTCTCAGAAGCTTCACCTGGTACGATGTTTATTGAGATGTCTTCATATGTTGGAGATGTTTTGTCATTCTATACTGATACTCAAATACAAGAAAACTTTGTATTAACAGCTAGAGAAAAAGAAAATCTATTGAATATGGCGTATTCATTAGGATATCGTCCTAAATCATCATATGCTGCCGTTACTACAATTGATTTTTATCAAAGAATTCCAATAGTAGCAGGACAACCCAACTTAGATTATGCTTTAATAATACCAGAAAATTTATCTTTACGTTCAGTATCTAATAGCACTGACTTTTTAACATTAGATCCAGTTGATTTCTCTAAAACAGAGTCAGTTGAAATAACGTTATACGATTCAAATAATTATTTATTTAAAAAATCTGTTAGAGCTATATCGGCTACTTTACAAACCCAAACATTTACGTTTGGGGCACCTTTAAAATTTAACTCAGTTGAAATAAATGATCCAAACTTTTTACAAATTTTACAAGCCACAGGAAGTGATGGTAGTCAATGGTATGAAGTGCCTTATTTAGCTCAATCTAATATAATTAATAGAACAACAAACACAGGACCTTCAGCTAATCAAGTACCTTATCTTTTAAGTTATTTAGAAACTCCTAACAGATATGTATCTAGAATTAGAACTGATGATGTTGTAGAGTTACAATTTGGATCAGGTATGTACGTAAATGATAACGATGATGTTATTATACCAACACCAGATAATATCCAGTTAGGTTTAATACCTTCAGTTGATACTTCTGATTTAGTTAATAACTACAACCAATCAGCTGTGTTTTATACTAAACAGTATGGTACTGTTCCTTCAAATATAACATTAACAGTCCAATATCTTTCAGGTGGTGGTGTAACATCAAATGTATCTGCTAATGATATTACCGTTATTAATTCAAATGCCGGTATAGTGGCTTCAAACCCCGTGTATACTAATGCGTCTTTAGCGACTTTAATCGCGAATAATCCAATACCTGCTACAGGTGGCAGGAGTGGTGATACTGTAGAAGAAATACGTTTAAACACGCTAAATGCATTCTCAGCTCAATTAAGAGCTGTAACTAAAGACGATTATATGAGTCGTGCTTTAAGTATGCCTTCTGATTTTGGTACTATATCTAAAGTGTATGTTGAACAAGCATCAGCTTTATCTGTTAATT